GTTGACGGTGGCACTCAGTGATCCTACCAACGTAAGCACCACCTACGGCGGTTATGTGCAGCTGCGAAGTAAGCTCAAGGTGGCATTGACCGCATCCGGGGCGCAGGGGAGTACCATCAAGACGTACAGTGTCAAGGTGGGCAGTATCTACGCAGGAGCCTCCGCCACCGGCACTACGGACTACCTGCCGGATGCCGGGACGCTGACCGTCACCTGCTCTGTGACCGACAGCCGAGGCCGAACTACCACAAAAACTCAGAGCATTACGGTGCTGGCCTACGCACGCCCTACGGTCAATGCCATCACGGCGGCCCGCTGCAATGCCAACGGCACGGCCAACCGGGCAGGGGTCTATGGCAAAGTGACGTTTTCCGGGGCCGTGACGTCGCTGAGCGCAAAGAATAGCGCCGCCTATGCGGTACAATATCGAGAAGTCGGCGCTGAAGATTGGACTACGGCAGAACGCCCGGCGGCGGGAGAGTATGCCCCCACGGACGTATCCGTAGTATTTGCGGCGGACAAGAGCAAACGCTACGAGGTGCGTGTGGTGGCGACGGATGCATGGGAGAGTGTAGGCTCCTCGCTGAGAGATCTGCCGGCGGCCTATGCACTCTACCATCTGGCAAAGCATCTGCTGTCTGTGGGGCTGGGCCGCCTCTGTGATAAGGCCAACGCCCTACAGGTAGGGCTATCCGCCTACTTCGACCGAGACGTGCAGATAGATGGCACGCTGGTGATAGGAGGGACAACGCTGCTAGATTATGCTCATCCGGTGGGGAGTGTATATATCTCTACTGCGGCCACCGACCCGGCCAATCTTTTTGGCGGCGGGACGTGGGAACGCATAAAGGATGTATTCCTGTTGGCTGCGGGTGATACATACGCAGCTGGGGCCAGCGGCGGAGAAGCAGCGCATACACTGACCGCAAATGAGATGCCGAGCCATACGCACAATCCGGCCAATCAAGCAGGGTACTACGGCTTTATCACCAACAGTCAGAAGGCGTTCGCCATAGGCGACATGGGATCGCAGAGCGGAAGCGGGAGATATTACCCCTACGCACCGGCGGACTTCGACATCAGTCGAAACACGGCGACCGGTGCGACCGGCGGCGGGAAGGCGCATAACAATATGCCGCCATATCTGACGGTGTATGCTTGGCGGCGAACAGCCTGATCGTCTCGCTGCAGGTCAGTGGGAAATGGCGGGTGTAAGGAGGTGATACCACCTTATAACATAGCTACACACAACGAGAGCAGCCCTGGAAGAGGGCGGAAAGTGAGGAATGAAAAATGCACGAAAACACAATTAAAGCAGTGCTGGCGGCGGCACTGGGGGCGCTGTGCTCCTATGCGCTTCAGCTGGTTATCCCGGTGCTGGTGCTGGTGGCGGTGATGTTGCTGGACTATGTTACAGGCATGGCCAAGGCGTATAGTTCCGGCCAGCTCAGCAGCCGTATCGGCCTGCTGGGCATCCTGAAAAAGCTGGGGTATCTGGTCATCGTCGGGGTGGCCGGCGTGGTGGACTGGTTGATCCGGTATGGCCTCGCCAGCGTAGGCGTGGAATTCAAGGCGGAGTTTTTGATTGCGGTCATTGTGATCGTCTGGCTGGTCATCAACGAATTGATCTCCATCCTG